ATTCGGGCGGAAAGTAATACTTATGTTGGCTGAACTGTTTGATTCTGAAACCTCTGCGGAGTTTGATGCCCAGCCAGACCATGATCGACTTGCTCAGATTGCCCATGCCAAGTGGGTGGCTGGCGCACACAAGTACCAGATACCTCCGCCGCTAGAGATCGACTACACCGTGTGGATGATGCTGGCAGGGCGTGGAGCAGGCAAGACGCGCTCCGCCGCTGAAGCGCTATGGTGGTGGTGCTGGCTGGTACCTAACAGCCGTGGGCTTGTTCTGGCACCTACCAGCAACGACGTCAAGTTCACCTGCTTTGAGGGTCAGTCTGGTCTGCTGTCTGTCATCCCCAAAGAGTTGATCGTTGACTACAACAAACAAGACCACCAGATCAAGCTGGTCAACGGGTCAAGTATTCGCGGTATATCAGCGGACAGCTATGAGCGGTTGCGCGGCCCTCAGTTCCACTTTGCATGGTGCGACGAGTTGGCCGCCTTCCAGTACCTTCAAGAGGCGTGGGACATGATGATGTTCGGTCTGCGACTGGGTGACCAACCAAGGGTGATCATCACCACTACGCCTAAGCCTAAAGACCTGATACTTGATCTGATAGGGAGGGAAGGTGACGACGTGATCATCGACCGCGCCAGCACCTATGAGAACAAGGCTAACCTCGCAGAGAGTTTCAGCAAGCAGTTAGAGACCTACCGTGGTTCAAAACTTTATGATCAGGAAGTGCTCGGATTAGTGGTCGACCTCGAAGACGGCAAGGTAGTCACAAGGGATATGTTCCAGATGTATCCCGCTGGGAAACCATTCCCTAAGTTTGAGTACATCCTACAGTCCTATGATTGTGCGTACACGGACAAGTCCTACAACGACCCAACAGCGTTCACGACATGGGGTGTGTTCAAGCCGATGGACGGGCCGATGTCCGTCATGCTGATCGACTGCTGGGCGGAGCACCTAACCTTCCCTAAGCTGAAGGATCGCGCTATGGATGAGTGGCGAGTCTCTTACGGTGAGGGTAAGGATGCCAAGCGCCCCGACCTAATCCTAGTCGAAGAGAAGGCGGCTGGGCTGTCTCTCATTCAGGAACTACAAAAGGCGCACTTGATTGTCAGGGGATATAACCCCGGTCGTGCCGACAAGATGCAACGCCTCCAAATCACCGCCGCCATCTTTGCCACCAAGAGGGTCTGGCTCCCAGAGTCTGAGGTGCATAAGGGTTATGTGAAGGACTGGGTGGAGGGGTTCCTGTCCCAGATATGCGCATTCCCTGACAGCACGCATGATGACTACGTTGACTCAGCAACTCAGGCTATGAGGTGGCTGAAGGATGGTGGTTGGCTCGACATCGATCCTGAGCCACTGTATGATGACGACGACTACTTTGATGCCCAACCTGCGCGGGTCAACCCATATGCTGTCTAACCATGCCTGACTACTCAAAACTTGCTAAAGGTCTGACTAGCTTTGTGAAAGGCTCACAGGAGGTATTGCCAGTCGCCCAGCGCGATGCCAACCTTGCCAAGATGATGGAAGGCAGTGTGACTAAACAGCGGATATATCATGGTACGCCGTATACAGATGAGGCAATAAAACAGTTTGAAGTACGAGGGGGCGGTGATTTTGGGCCGGGTATCTACATGACAACCAACCCAAAAACTGCAAACACTTACGCAACTGGCATGAACGGCAAACAAAAAGGCGTTGTTTATCCTGTTCATACGCAAATCAAAAACCCTTTGCGTGTTAAAGATAAATATGAAATGAACAGAATATTTGACACGACTGGTGATGGCAGACCAATACATGAAACTCTGCAAGAACTTGGTTATGACGGAATACACGTTACAAACCCAAATCCCAAAAACCTTGAAGAACAGTATTTTGTGGCGTTTAATCCTAAACAAGTTAAATCATCTACTGGCAACAAAGGAACCTACGACGTGACCAAAGGCGATATTAACGAAGCCAATGGTGGCGCTATTCGTATGCCTGCCAAAAAGACTCAGGGTTCCATTGAAGGAACGTCATACGGTAAAAGTTTTAAGGATAGGCTTCGTCAGGCGGCTCCATTAAGCCCACTTGGTATAGGTCTAAATGCAGGTTATGCAGGATACAAATATTTGACGGGAGAAGACCCGCTCGAAGACTTGAGAAGAAAACTTGATGCCAAGATAAATCCAGACACTGATACAGGTTCTGAATCTGATCAGCAGTTTGAAAAGTTGCGCAAGGGCGGTGCTATCCGTATGCAGGTCGGTGGTCTGAGCGCATTGGCAAACGCTGGTAAAGCTGGAACACTTGCAAACAGATTGAGTAGGTCTGAGAGTGCTGGAATGCGTGCGCGTCAGTTTGCTGATCCCTTGAACCCTGACGACATCATGCGAATGTCTGAGGCGCTGGGTTATGCTGGCGCTGAGGGTAAGACTCTGAACCTAACGCAAGCTGACAGGTCGCGGGTGTTTGGCCCTAACAAAGGCGGGACAGGATTCTCTGGGTTGCAGTTGACAAGCCCTGAGCATAAGAAGGCTAAGTCAACGTGGGGTGTAGGTAAACCTAGTCACCTCACCAGATTAACCAACGCAACCAACGATGACACCATTTGGTCAACCTTTATCGGTTCCCCAACTCAACACATGAGCAACCCTGTGACGACTCAGAGAATGTATGAAGCTCATAGAAAAGGTAACCCGTCCGCCAAGCTGGTGGAGGACATGAACAAGATGCTCAACAAAGCGGTGGACGACAAGACTGGCAAGCCGATGTTCCCTAATGGGATTGACATCAGCGACCCATCTTCACTGAACCAAGCGCAGACCTTTAACCAGCGCAAGCTGTTAGCTAAGGCTATGGTCATGGGCGGCGAGAAAAAGGGCGAGAAAGCTACGCAAGAAGCGTTTAAGATCATTAGAGAAGAGACCGATCCTTTGCTGGTAGATTCTCCAACCTACGCTGTGGGCAATCGTTTGTTCACTATTGACAAAAACAGTGGACTGTATCGCCCTGATTTAAATTCAGCATTTCCTCGTATAACCACTGGGGATGACTTTGGATTGCTTTTTGAGCCAGCACCTATTGAACTAGCCGCACGAGACTTTTCGGCTTTGTACAAAGGCCGACTTGACAAGAATGGAAAACCAATGCCACTAGGTCACAAAGATTTGTCATCAACAACCCCTAAACAATTTATCAGCGAAGAGTATTTGACCAACCTCCAAAAGGAAGGTTACAAGGACGGTGGATCAGCAGAGCCTGCACCCTTCCACGACTTCGACCAGATTATGAAACGCAAAGACGGAGGCACCGTGAGTACATTTGAGCAACGCCTAAAGAGCGCAATAGACCAACACATGGCTGGTGGCGGTGAGGTGCATATGTCCAAAGGTGGGGTTTTGGGCGCTATTGTTGAGGGCGTAGGCGCTGTAACCAAAACGCTCCCCAAAGTCGACCGCCTAAGCATGAATTACAAGGACGTGACCAAGCGCGTGCCAGAGGTGGCTGAAGCCATTGAAAGACTGAACCGTGGTGAGATTACCAAACAGCAATACAACGACGTTGTGAACCTGTACAAGCCTGTTACGCCTTACTCGTTTGTGCCAAAGCCTGCAACCAAAGAGGAGGCGATTGATGCCCTTCGGGGTGATGCGGCTAAGTCACGATACGGAAAGCAAGACGAGTACGAACCCGGTTCTAAAGTTGGTTTGCGCCTTGACATCCCCGCCTATACAGGCAAGGGCGTGTGGGTAAATTCAATCCACAACGAGAAGGCAAAGAAGGTTGCATACGGCCCAACCGCCAGCGTCAAGAATGCCGACCTTAACATTAGTCAAAGCGAGTCCAAGCGCATTGCGTTGGGTGGTGCAAAGGCTCCTTACGCCAGAATTAAAGGCGAATGGAACCCAATGTCGGAAGAGGAAGCGGTTGCCAATGCACAGAAGTATTTGAACGATCCAGAGTGGAGGCAGATTGGCATTGACCCTGAGCGTCACTCGTACTTCTACGACCGCGCCACCATGCAACCAATTACCAATGCTGAGGAAATAATTCAGATTGGCCCACTGGTGCTTGGCAAGAATCCCAAATACGGCAAGATTGAAGACTTTGAGTACGCCGATGGTGGTTATGCCTATATCCCCCCGTTTGCTAAAGGCGGAATGTCACGTCAATACGCAGAAGCTGGCAGTGTGTTGCCTCCAACCCCACAAGAGATTGAGCAGATGGCTGGAGCGCAGAAGGCGGCGTTTGGCGTGTTCCCTCAGATGGCAAGCCAGAGTTGGCAACAGCAATCACCGTTTGCTGATAAAGCGTCTGAGATGCTAAAGGCTCAGGTCACCAAAGAATGGGAGCAGGCGGGACGACCCGGCGGCGCTAGGGAGTTATCCCTTCGCATCAGTGCGGTGTTAGCTGGACAAGTTCCTGACCTTGTTAACTTTGGGCAAAGCATGATCCCTAGTCTGAACAAACCCGCCTCAGTGCTCGACCCTGAAGGTGAGAAGGTTGCTAGGTTCCCCATGTCTGGTACGTCGACCGACATCAAGAATTCTATGCGTGAGAAGGGAATCATCAACGAAGACGAGTACC